TTACGGCATCAGTACCGCGCGGCGGGCATCGCCGAGGATGTCGACGCCGTTGAGCACGAACTTCTGGGTGCGCACGTCGATGTCGATCACCGGGATGCCATTTTCAATGCGGTTGTAGGTGCGGCAGGAGAACTCCAGGGTGATGGTGGGTTTATCGCCCATCTTCACCGGTGCCTCGGTCAGCGTTTTCAGCTTGCCGCCGATGGTGTGGTAGGTGAAGTAAGTCTTGCCGTCCTGGTCCTGACCGGCTTCGCGCACGTTCAGCAAAATGTCGTCGCCCAGGCGCACGCCCAGGGCAAGCATGATTTCCGGACCCGCTCCTTGCAGCTCCAGTGTGGCGTTGAGCACTTTGGCGCTCTTGGCCATTTCCTCGGCGATGAAGCGCCCGCCGGTCATGAGCTCCATATCGAAGTCAATCTTCGGCGGGGTGAAGGAATTGACGGTAGCCGACAACGGCAAGCCCTGAAGGGTGGCCGCAATGGCCTGTCTGACTCGGTTGGTAAACATTAGAGAACGTCCTCCAGGAACTGCTCGATGATTTCATCGCGGGCGTTGAGTTGATAAATCATGTGTTCGTTCGGCGCGTAGCGGCCGTAGTCGATGACGATGAACCAGGTGCCGTTCTTGTACTTCTCGACACTGTTCAATTCCGGGTGCAGGTACACGCTGCCGCCGGGGATGGTTTCGTCGGCCACCAGGGTTTGCAGCCAGTCGTTGATGCGCTTCACCTCCTGGTCCATGAACGACTTGGTGAGGTTCTTGGCCATGGCTTTCTGGCCGGCCTTGACCAGCTTGCGGCTGATCGCATCTTCCAGGCCGACGTAGCTGATGAACTTGCCGGTGATGGAACGGTTACCCAGCAGCGAGAAACCGCCGAGGATGGTGCGGGCGTAGTAGCTCACGCCGTAGCGGTTGAGCAGGTCGCCTTCGGTGGAGGTGTCGAGGATGTTGTACTCAACCACGCGGGAAACGTCTTCGGCGAAAGTCACCTGATTGCCCGGGCTCTCCCACTGCTTGACCTTGGCCAGCGCAGCGATCGCCAGGGACGATGGCGCCAGGAACACGTTTTTCTTCGCGGCCTTGGAATACACCGACGGCATGTTGTGCACCAGCAGGCAACGGTCGAAGCCGAGGTCGGCACCGCCGAGTTCGCCGCTGTAGGTCACCTGGTCGGCGACGGTTGCGTCCTTGCCATCCAGGACTACACGGGCCTTGATGCGCTTGCCGAAGGAGGCGAATTCGCCGGCCACTGCCTTGGTGCCGGTGAAGCCCGGGGCGCCGATGATGGTCAGGTCTTCGGGGACGCTGGCCAGGGCGGCGAGGCCCAGTTTGCGGCCGGTTACAGGCTCTTCACCGCCGATCACGTTGTTGAGGGTGTCGGCCGGGGTGGTGCCCTCATCGACGATCACCACGTAGACCGGCACCTTGACCACTTTGAGGATCTGGTACACGGCGTGGAACAGCGTGCCGGTTTCAGCGCCAGTCGGGTCCAGCAACGCCTGGGTGGTGAAACTGTTGATGCGGAACGGGGCGTTTTTCGGGATCGACGCATGGGCGTTGGGGGCGGTGCCCACCAGGCCGATCACGTTATCGCCCAGGCCACCCATGGCCTCGGGGGATTCGGTGGCATTCACGGTGATGCCGTTGTGCTCGAAGTTCAAAACCTCAGCCATGATTATTCAGCCTTCTTCGGGGTGGAGTTGAGGACGCTGGTGAGTTCCAGGCGGCCAGCGGTGCGCAGGGCGGATGCTTCGACGTCCAGCAGGTCGAGTTCCTCGCCTGTGGTGGACCAATGGCCGGCGCCGGTGGGGAACGGGATGAGGACGGTGTAGGTTTGGCGGTTGAACATGAGTGGAATTCTCCGGGTGAAAAACGCCAAAGCCCCTGCAAGAGGGGCTTTGGGCGGGCGAAAAAAAACCGCTTTCGCGGTGAACATCGTTACTTGAGGAAGCCAGGTTTTTCCGGCCATACAACTGTGAAGGGGTCGCCTACATCTTGCGGGACATCTCGCAACAGTTTGCGGTAAGCCGCGACTTGAGCGCGTTGAACGTCACTCAGAGGGCTGTCCTGAACTTGGGTATGGTCTGTTTCTCTCAACAGTTGATCGCGACGTACACGAATGGAAGACCACTCCAGACACTCAAGACCTTCTTTGCTGGGGATATGAGATTGAGTAGGCGTAACAAATACTTCAGCCATTTAGAAAACCACCGTTGGGGAAAGGGAAAGTTTCGACTTGATCTCACCAACTTTGATCGCGCGATAGCGACCAATCTGCATAGTGTCAATTCGCAACGACGTGACATACACATTGGGAATTTTAATTCGGCAGATTGCATTGCCAGCCGCATCAGCATAGATGGCCGGCGCAAACTTCCCAAAGCAAGATTGATTTATAACTGCGCGCTGAGGCGAATACACGTACCCGGCGAATGTTTCATCCAGCACCAAAGAACTACCGTAACTGTAACCACGAATATTCAGCCAAAACATCTGATCATCGGTATTAATAGAAAACGGCAACTTGAAATGGGCGTAGACCTCCATCGAGGATCCAAGGTCCGTCGCTACCATGCCACCAGAAGCGTCCACGTTATAGGGGGCTCCCGTGCCCCAAACAAGCCCTTGGAAGACACTCATCAACAACGTTCCTGGCGCACCGGGCTCTCCAACCACATCCTTGAGTGCACGAAACTGATCAAATTCCGCACGGGCTTGATCCATTCGTTTGTCAATATCGCCAATCTTGCCATTGACGGCGCTGGTCAGGTTGTTGGAAGCCTGAACCAGGTTGGCTATTTGCGTTTCCGTACTCAAAATAGTAACTCCTTTACTTTGCTATTCTCAGGCCACTCAGTACCGGCAAATAACCATAACCAAGGAGGCCAGCCTACTGTCTAAATTACAACTCGAGCATCTTCCAATTTCATCACACGAAACAAAACTCCCAGATGGCGAGCCATATTATCAATATTGGCTGTCGCCACCGCAGCCAGTTCCTCTGCAATTAAAATATTAAGATTTTCCATGCCCACTACGACGGTCACGCTATCGGTCGGCAGTGGCGTCATGTCCAGCGTGAACCTCTGCAACACGCGGGCCGCGGCCGCCTTGTAGGTGAGCAGTTTCCCGGCAGCGGAATAAACTGCCAGCAACGTCCCGCTAGCCAGATAAAACCCAAACTCTCCAATCTCATACTCAACCTCGCCATCAAACAGCGCGGCCATTCTGAGTTGTTGATTACCGAGGTCTTCGTAATCGGCAATCGCTACTCGCTGGCGTTCATCCCGCAAGGCAATCTCACTGCCGTCGGGGCTGTAACGACCAGTCCCCGCGCCTATATGGGTAATTTCACCCTTCAAGCCTTGGTTCTTTGCCTGCAACACTTCACCCAAACCCTTGGAGGTGAAGCGCACCAGGCGCGTAATGTCTTCGGTCATGGCTGCGCCCTGAGGTCGTAATCGTTAATGGTGTAGTACCGGGCAACCCCAGTACTGTGAAGTCGCGCGCCAAGCACGAGTTCAGGCAGCGCCCCCGCAAGAGAAAGCTCGCTGTCGCTAAGCGCAGCATGAGCAACACCGCTCATCGCCAGCCCACCAGCCGTCTCATGCACGATGGTGATCGTGGCCAGGTCCCGCTCGCTCTTGGCCGCGTTGATGCGTCGGATCAAACGGTTGTGATCGCCACTGGACCAACTGCGACCGATGATTGCCTGCACATCAAAGGTGTAAGGCAGGCCGGTTGGCCGCTGTTGATACCAGGCGCTGATGTTGGGAGTGAAACCCAGCGATTCGACCGCGTAGCTCAACGCCTTCGGCGTCCCGGCCTGACGCTGGATCTGCCAGGACAAGGCCACGGTGAGGCGCTTCTCCGACTCGCTGGCATCGGCATCCCATTCACTGACGCCGCGATCAGCGGCCAGGTAGGGAAGGAATTCAACCGGCGTCTGCAACGGGTTCATCAATGCCGGGAACGGTGGAGTAACCCGGTCGAGCAACTGCCCGAAACCCAAGTCCAGCGCCTTCTCCAACGGAGAACTGTTGGCAGGCAGCAAACTGCCTTTTGGCTCGTTCATAGCGTGCGCACCTCCACCTCGACACCCGTGCAATACGGCGCCTGAAACGCCGTGGTAACGATCGGCTCCAGCGGCTCAAGGATCTGCAATTGCGCAGCGCCCGCCGAGTGGATGGCGTAGTCGATCCAGCTCGGGTCCACGCGCCCTTCCAGGCGATGACAAGACTCGGCGTAGGTTTGCAGCAGTTGTTGCGCGGCCACTTGGGTCAGCCCGGAATCCGGGCCGGCGTTGATCTTCGCCACCACGCGGATTTTGTACCGCAGGATCTGAGCCGCCTGCACCGTGACAAGATCCGTTTCCGGCCGCACATCAGGCCGGGCGAAATGCCGGCGCACACCGTCAAGCAGATCAGCAGGTGGCGTGCCATCCCCGTCTCGGGCCAAGACCGTCACCATCACTTCACCCGGTGCAGTTCGGCGGCCGTTGCCATCCTTGACCCGAGCCGCGTAGCCGTCCGGATCGAAGGTATAAGTGACCGTCACCACCCCGGGCGTGGCGCTTTGTACTTTCACTGACGGACGCTCACCAAGGGTGAAAACCTCCCGGCGATACTGCATCCGCGAGCCCGCCGCCGGAGCGTGAGGCGCGAGGTAATAACGCAGGCGGGCGTCATCGTCGCTTTCCAATGTTGGCGGTACCGGCGGGAAAGCCGCCGGGTCACCAGGGTCGAGCACCTGGCGCTCCAGGCCCATGTCGGCAAGCCGCGCATCGAGGTTGCTGCCGGTGGCCCACCACGCCAGCATCTGCTTGATTCGGGCGTTGTATTGGCGCTCGTGGGTTTGCAAGCGAACGCAAAAGGCCTCCAGTGCCAACGTCAACAGCTCGCTTTCATTCTCAAGGCTGACCTTGAGCTTGGCCGCATTTTCCGGCGCTCGCGTGGCGACGTAATCCACGACAAACGCCTTGAACTCCGCCAGCAACGGTTCGAACTCATCGACGGCAATGATCGCCGGCTCGGCCAACTGGTTCTGGCCGGGTATCAGCATGCTCATGTCACCACCTCGAAGGATTGTTTGCGGTTTTTCCAGGTGCCGGCGAAGCGCAAGAGCAGGCCCGCGCCTTGGCGGTTGGCGACGATGACTTGCGGCTCGAAGTCGGCGATGCCGTTCTGTGGGTTGTAGAACGCTTGGGCGGCATGGCTCTGGGCGAGAATCAGCAGGTCGTCGCCGAGGTTCTGCCCGAGCAGTTGCGGGATCATCGAGCCGTACAGCGGGCGCTTCTGGCGGGTGCCCAAGGGTGTGGTCAACGCTCGGGTGGCGCGCTGTACGAATTGCAGCCAGTCATCGACGGCCGCCCCGGTGTTCCGATCGATTCCAATCATGGGATGTCCTTGTCAGGGGCTGATGACCCGGCCCTGGTGGTCCACCACCGGGCCGCTGAAGTGCGCGCCGCCGGCATCCAGCAACAGGTTGGTGCCGCCGACTTGCAGGGAGATGCTCTGGGCGCTCATCGTCAGGCTGGCGGGGCCGACCTTGAGGTCGACCTGTTCGCGGGAGCCGACAAGCGTGGTAGGGCCATTGACCCAGTTGAAGGTATGACTGGCGTCGTCATAGTCGCTTTGCGTGCCGTCCTGATGGCGGCGCCGGGTCAGCGTCCGGACGCTGGAGACTGGCGGAAAACGGTCGCTGTTCAAGCCGAACAACGCCACCGATTGCGCCCCGCCCTCCCCGCCGCCGTAATTGAGCAACAAGCACTGCTCGCCCACGGAAGGGAGGCGGGTTTCGGTTTGCTCTCCGGCACTGGGGTTGAAAAAACGAATCGCCGGGGTGAGCAAGTCGCCGTGGCTGACCTTGCAGGTATTACTGGCGGCGTCGACCTCCTGGCACACGCCGATGCGGCAGAAACTTTCGGCGCGGCGATAGAGGTCTTCGAGTTGGGATTCCATTTCCGCCAGGCGCTCGATGATCGGCCCCAGTTGCATGCGTAACAGCGCGTCGAACATGGGCTACTCCGCCAGGGGTTTGTATTGGTCGGGGTCGTCGATGTCCGTGACTTCCCAGGTGCAGGCAAACAGAGGCTTGCCGGTGGGATCGTTGAGCAACGGCGGTCCGATATAGAGGGTTTGGGTGAAGGTGACGGCCCAGGTGTCGTAGTCCGTTTCTGCGGTGGCCCGTATTGAGGGCGCAGCGACGATATTGATGGGCAAATCGCATTGCGCCTGCGGCAGGTTCCAGCGGTTATCCAGCACCAGGTCCATCAGTTGGCTGGCCAGGTCGCAGGCATCAAACGGCAATGCACCCGGGGCGACCATGGCCTTGAGTGAAATCCCCAGGGCATGGGCCTTGCGCCCTTCACGGGAGCGGATACCCGGGCCATTGCCTTCGACGGTGATCAATACGCCGGTGTTATCCCCGGCGCCCTGAAAATCCTGGTGATTGCCGACCTTCAGGTCCGGAAAGGCAATATGCAGCGCCTCGCTGATGGCCTGGGGGAGTTGGGAAGGTTTTTCGATGAGGGTCATTTAAGTAGCGTCCTTGCAACGGTTACTGCGGGTCCTGACGGGTGCCTTCGTTGACGCCCATCCGCTTGGCTGCCCACCGTTCATAAAGGCCGATGGCCACGTCGGCGCCGGCCATGGCGGTCAGGCAACCAATGGCGCCGGCCGTCCAGATCGACATGCCGGCGGCGTAGCACAGCATCAGGGCTGATACCCCGCACACCATGCAGGCCCCGGAACGCAGGGCCAGGCGCCGCAACAGCGACCAACCGCGGGCGCCTTCCTTGTCGGCGCGCCACATTTCGCCGGAAACACCGCCGATCAGGGCCAATACGATCACCAGCCAGATAGGCATTTCCGCTAACGCTTGCTGCTCGTTTGTCATGTCACGCCTCCTGGCTGAGCATTACCGGCGCAGTGCCGGGTCTTGGGTAATTCCATTTATAGGTAGGCATTCCAAAAAGCCCGGTTGCCCGGGCTTTTCAGTAATGATGTCCTCGGTCTTTCGGCGCTACTGGCGCGGTACGGACCTTTCCTCAATGTTTTTCCGACCACGATCCCTGTCTGCCGGATAACTGCTTCTGGTGCTTTACGCTGCACACCCGGGCCAGTTGCCAACCCTCTGAACCGTTAAGGCCGGTTCATCGCTGCCTGTTCTTGAAGCGGTTTGAAACTAAAGAGCGTCGGCATCCTTGCCGGTGTTGCCTGGCATCCGTGCCATCGCTTCGATGGCGTCCTTGCCGGTGTTGCGTAACGTCCTTGTCTTCCTTGGCAGCATCCTTGCCGCCTCCACCAGGCCTTCTTGGCTGGCTTGAGATGGAGAATATGCATGTATGCATATACAGTCAATGCACAAATGCATTTATTTTTACTTGAGATATGCATGGATGCATTCATGGCCTTATAGGTACGGGGTTTGGTGGTTTTGCGCAGGCGAAAAAAAGCCCGCTCATTGGCGGGCTTTGTCTTACGCAGAAGGATCAGCGGGCGTACATGCCCCACCAGAAGACGTGACCGAGGATGCTGATCTGCTCTTCCTGGATGTCCTGAAAGCTGTAGTCCTCATCCGGGTGCTCATCGCGGTTGAAGCTGCGCAGGCGAATCCCGGAAGGCAGGCGATAGAGCTGTTTCACCCGCAGCTGGCCGTTGTGGTTGATGGCATACAAATCGCCGTCGACGATGTCACCAATCCCACACTTGCCGGCGTTGACGCCTACGGTCGCGCCGTCACGCAGCACCGGCAACATACTGTTGCCGCGCACCGTCACGCACTTGGCCTGGTCGAACTGCACACCGTTATGCCGCAGGCTGCGCTTGCCGAATCGCAGGCTGGCCTTCTCGCTTTCCTCGATGACGAATCTTCCTGATCCAGCAGCCAATTCAACCTCGCGCAGAAAGGGGATCGACACCTCGTCATCATTAACGGGTGTGTCGTCGTCCCACAGGCTTATGTCCTTGAGTTCCGAATGCATCGGGTCGCGCTCCTCCGACCGCGCCGGCACCAACGCCGCGCGCCCGCGCAACTGATCGGTGCTGACCTGGAAGTAATCGGCGATGCGCGAGATGTGCTTGTCCGACGGATCAACGATCTTGCCGCTGAGGATCCGGGACAGCGTGGATTGAGGCACGCCGGTACGCCGGTGAAGCTCCGTGGGGGAGATCCGGTCGCGGTCCAGCAGCTCTCTTAAGACGATAGAAACGTTGCGTTTTTGCAT